AACCCCTTTTATCCCCAGCTTTGACCCTGTGGGGGTTGCCGTGCTCATACATATTCGGCCCGCCGTAAGCCTCGATGGCCTGCCAATCTGGATAGCTAGGCTGTGGGCGCGGCCTATATGGAATCCTAACATTTGGTCGATTAAGCAGCCCACTCGCCATCACCGCTCACCCGTCAATTCGTAGTCGATCTGCACGCCTTGGATATGCTCCCAGGATGTCGAGGCCGTCAGAGACGCGCGGAAGCGATGATAGCGCCCCTCGCGCCGGTAATTGCACAGCCCGTCCGCGTTCATCGTGGACGCAGTGCCGTAACTCACCGTGTCCTTGAGCCGCGAGCGTGTCGCGACGGATATTCCAACGTCGCCGCCGTCGACCAGAGGCCGCACGGAATTGACCTGCCAGCGCTGCCCGTCGACCGGCTGAACGTCGCCCGTCTCGATGCTGCCGCCGCGCGTAGAGCCCGTGAAGAACGCCAGCTTGTGCGTGTCCGTAAACGCCCCGAAGCGGAGCGAGCCGCCCTTCCACCGGTCAGCATCGAACGACACCGGAAAGGCGCTGCTGTCGTCGATGCTGGTCCCGACCGTGTCGAGGGTGTCCAGGGTGTAGCCTGCCGTTTCCGTGCGGAAGAGGATGTCGTGATCTACCTCGGCCTCTGACCAGCGGCCCTCGTCCCACTTGTACATGAGGATTCGGTTTGCCAGCCCGGCCACGGCCCCCGATCCAGGGAATCCCCAGCATACGAGCTTCTTGATAGGGTCTATCGCGGCGGTGACAGCGCGCTTGTTCGTGATGTCGAACTGGTCCCAGAAATAGCGGTCTATCTGCGACGTGCCTATAGGCTCGACCGCGCCGCCGTTGAAGGCGAAGAAACCGTCTTCCGCGATGTAGAAGACGCGACCCTTGTGTGCGATGACGCTATTCGGGATCGGCGTGCCCGGCGCATTGTTGATCGGCAGCAGCTCGAACACGACGCCGGCACCGACATAGCGCGCCGTGCGGACCATATCCTGCTGGAAGACCAAGCCATATTCCGTGCCGCCAACGATGCGCTGAACCCATCCGCCGGCGGCCAAGTCCTCATAATCGCATTGAGTTGCCGCGTCCGGGTCCATGTCCGTCTCGTCGCCGAATGCCGACCACCAGACCCGGGCGGCCTGCTGGCCGTCCGTTGCATCGTTCGTGTTCCCGAGCATCAGGAAGTTCCCGATGATGGCGATATGCTTTCCTTTCGGCTTGGCCGTGCTCGTGAACAGATCGGCAAAGGCCGTGCTCGACCCAAGCCCCGTCCCCATGGATTGAACCGGGTCCGTGAGATTTGTCGCGAACACCTTGTTATTCTTGTACCAGACGGCGAATTCCCATATATCGTCCGCCGCAAGAGTGTATCCGCCGCCCTTGCTCTGGTCGGTGAACGTGCTGCCCACAAGCTCGTAAAGCTTCGAGCTATCGCCCGCATAAACAAAGACGTTGTTATCCTTGTCGCGCGCCGAGACGCCGCCATAGCAGCGCGCGCTTAGAGCGTTCGAGACCTCGACCAGACTGCGGAACGGCCCATATGAGCCAGGCTCATGCGGCACGACATTCTTCGCAATCGTCAATCCCTCGCTGCGGAATGCCGCGCGATCCGGGAGCAGCTTGCCGAAGGGGAGTGTGAGCTTGCTCACAGATCGTACCCCAGTATCCGCCCCGTGGCCTGCAATTCAGCGCTCGCCGCGCGATGCCGGTTGAACGCCTGCTTTTCCCGGAGCGAGAGAAAATCCGTCCCCGCAAGCGTCCCCATCTCGATAAGCGCGATCTGGTCGCGAAGGTAATTGACTTGGATCGCGGCCTTAGCGCGGGCGCAGATCAAATCCGCGCCCGCGCTCGTCCAGCCATCGCGACGGGCATTGTGCGACGCAGTGGACGTTACCGTGAGACTATGGGGAGGCACCGTCTCAACGGCAGTGTAGGAGCCCGTCACGCTTGTCGGCATCGGGCTCGATATGCCCGTGGCAACCAGTGTGTAGGCCCCATTCGGTACGGGATAGAGGCGGACCTGGTTCCCGTAAATGCAGTACACATTCGGAACACCAAGAGCGCCCGTCACCTTGGTGTCAGTCCCGTCAATCTCGGCAAGGTTGCGCTTGTTCAGCGTGATGTAGTTCCCGTTATAGACAAGCTTGAGCGTGTCTATCCGCGTGAACACTTGCGGCATGGAGTAGCTGCGCGTTCCCGATACCGTCGTCTGAAACTGAGATGCCGGCAGAACCTCGTTCCAGCGGAAGCGCACCGCTTCATAATGACGGATTGCGTTGTTGATCTCACGGTTAACCGCCGTTGCGAACGTCTCGCCCGAATTGCCGAAATCATCCGTAAGCGAACGATTGAGTTCGCTCGCGATGCGGGCTCTCAGGGCGTTTGTGTCGCTCACTCACGGCGGCCTAGTTATTGCCGAGATAGGACGACGGGCGAAGCTGCAGCTTGCCGGATTTGGTCTTTTTCCCGGCCATGCTCGGGTTCTTCTTCGGCGTGCCGCCGCCCGACATGTGCGTGCCTTCCGCCTTGACCAATTGCTGATCGCCACTGCGGTTCGTTTCCTGGCCGCGGTTCGTTTTGTTCCCGGCAAAGTTGGGACCAGCGCGGTAAGAGTGAGATTTGCCTGCCATTGCCATTTTCTCCTTGATGATCTGACGGCGCCTCATGGCCCGCCACGCTTATAGCCGCCGATGGCGGCCTTGATCCTGGCCTGCCCATCGGCCGCAAAGTGTACCGGCATTTCGCCCGGTTCTACATAGCCGCGCCACTCGGCGGCAAACTCATCATTCTCGCGCCCAGGAACGTCAGGCGTTCCTAGTGTGAAGTGTACTAACTTCGCATTCGAGTTCGGCTCGTCGTACCCGACGAGATGGTTCCAACTCATTTCGACGGTGCCTATCTCACTATCGACAGCCCACAATAGTGCATGCAGTTGCGCGCCCGGCCAGTTGTTGACCTTCTGCGGGGTAAGACCGGAAGCCTTGTCAGGGTGCATCAGCATCACGCTCGACCAGTTCTTGCGGAAATAGCGCGTCTGCTCTATGCCGTCGAACTTGGTCATTTCCTTCGGCGTGTGGTCGTGCGGGATGCACATGACGGAATATTTCTCGTCGTAGCGCTCGAACAGTTCCTCGATAGGCGCGCGGAACATCACGTCCGGGTCCGTGAACAGGACCGGCTCGTGAATGCCCATCATCCGCGCCAGTTCCGGCACGGCAAAGCGCGAGAAGCTGAAATCGGTCGAGAACGGCTTGCCGTCGCCGATGTCTATGCGCTGGCCGTTCGGGCGAACCTCATAGGCCCGCCAATAGATGCCTGCCCGGCGCAATTCATGGTCCTTGAGAAAGTGAACCTTGATATTGCCAGGGTTGCGCGCCGTCTTGAGCGCAGAGCGGATGGCGACTTGAGCCGCCAGATCGTCGCGGGCATCCCAGCCAAGAAACCAGTGTTTCATCCTCGCACCTTGTTTTTCTTGGGCAGCATGAACACGCCAAATGTGCCGCCCTTCTTGTGAAGGTGGAACATCTGGAGTTTCCAGCGCGACATGAGCTTGGGGAGCCACCAATCGGCAGGCTCCTGGATAAGATGCGCGTTGCGCCCGTCCGGGAGAAGCTTGCCCGCAGGCGCCACGCAGACGGACAGGAACACGCCCTTGATGGCGAGACGCTGCAGATCGTCCAGCACCGCGTCCAGCATTTCAGGCTCGATATGCTCCAGCACGTCGTTGCAGACAACGAAGTCTGCCGGCGAAGGAGTCGCGTCGATGCCCGGAACAGCCGGATCGTAGCTGACAATCAGCAGCCCCGGCAGCTTGCGCGCCATCGCCTGCTTCCCGGCCCCATAGTCCAGCACCGCCGCGGCGTCCAAATCCTTCGCGATGCCCTCAATCAGCGGGAACCAATACTCTGAGGCAATCCCGTTGCCGTACGAGGCATTTGTCTCATGCAGTTGCCGGTTCTGATCCCTGTAATTCTCGGAAATTGTCACGCCCACGCGGTTTTCCTTGTGTTGAGAAATGTGTTCACCTCTATGGCTACGCTGTCCACGACAGGCGCCCAATCAGTCGTTCCTTTGTCCTGCCGGAACTGGCGGACGGAATTGTACCAAGGCATGTCGGTCGCATCGCCCGCGCCATAGCGCCATGACGGCTCCGATGGCGTGAGGCAGAAGCACGGCACGCCCAGCGCGCCAGCCACATGCACCACGGTCTGACAAACGGTCACGACAAGATCGAGCTTGGACACCAGCGCAATCAACTCGTCCATATCGTTCGGGACCTTGGTCTCCGGGTCGTACTGCTCGACCGCGCGCGGCCAGTGGTGAATCTCGACCCCGGCGCGCTTCATGTCCTCGACGCACGATTTCGCCGTGATGTCGTATTGCAGCGATATCCAATTCGCATCGACCACGGAGAACATCGGCATGCAGGTCGAGGGATGGAACGACCGCGCGTCGAAGCGGGTCGATTGCACGCCACCCTGCCACGCCACGCCGATATTCGGCTTGCGGCCGAGGGCGTGCAACTTCTGGCCCCACCACTTTGCCTTGGCCTTGTCCGGCTTGAGAAATGGCGTTCCCGGGAACGCCGAGGCTGACCGACGATAGAACTTCGGCAGCGAACCTAGTGCAATCTTGAAATCAGGCTTGCCGTGCTTTGCGACCCACTCGCGCCCGTCAGCCTTGTGCGTGCCGTAGACCGCGATCGCCGGAAAGGCGCGTTTGAACACATTGCCCATGCGCGGGGCGGGCTCGAAGACAATCTCGCAGCCGGTGGCGATGGCGTCCGGGATGCACGAGGCGAACATGATCTCGTCGCCAAGGCCCTGCTCGCCGTGAATCACCAGTTTGCCCTTGGTCTTGCCGTCCCATACCGGCGTCTGCTCCTCGCCGTGGTAGTTCCGGTGCGCGATGTCCTCGTTGGCGCCGCCCTTCAGCCGCGTCTCGTGCCAGTCCCAGGCCTCGTCCCATTTGCGCATTTCCAGAAGCGCCAAGGCCTTGTGCCATTGCGACTTGATATGATCTGGATCGACCGCAAGGGCCTGTTCCGCATACTCCAAAGCCTTTTCAGGCATGTTCCGCGTGATGTGGAGGCCAGACAAATTGCACGGGATGTCGGGGTTTTGAATGAGCTTTGACGCCCTTTCCGTGCAATAGACGGATTTCTTCCACATGCCCAAGTCTCGGAAAGCGAGCCCGAGATTGTTCCAAGCCTCGCCGAATTCCGGGTGAGAATTTGTAACGCCCTGCAACAATGTCGCTGCTAGGCCAACATCGCCGCGGGCAAGGTAAAGGCTTCCAAGCGTGTAAAGCACGATATGGGAGCCCCAATTGTGATTGTAAAGCTCGTGGAGCAGCCGCTCAGACCGCGCAAGGTCGCGCGGATGAGGCCCGCCTTCCGGCGTAGCGCCTTCGAGATAGCACCGGGCCTCGCGGAAGATATCGTCTGCCTTGACGTATTCCATGCCTCGCGCCCCGGATAGCTGGATGGGGGAGCCAACGCGGCTCCCCCATGCCATTAACGAATGGTCGTGTGACCCTTCATGCCGTTGTTCGTGTAAAACAGCATGAACGTGAAGAAGGCGGAGCTTGAAACAGCCACGCCAAGCTTCATCAGGATGTCGACCTGAGCAGGCTGCACATCGTCGGACAACGATATGCGGACCGGCATCAGATCGGTGACGGCGCCTGTGCCGCCCTGAGTGCCGCCAGGGGCTCTGAACCATCCCTGGTTGAAGACACCCATTGCGGTAGGAACCGTCGGCTGCGTCGAAATGGAGAAGGTTTGGCATGCCGTGGTAATCGACATGATGCCCGATCTCGTTTGCGACGTGCCTAGCTCGATTGTCTGGTTTGCACCGCCTGTCTGTGCGCGCAGCCAGAAGTCCACGAGGGTTGTGCCGTTCGGAACCGTAAGCAGGCGGAACACGCTCGAAGCCGAGGTGTTGACCGCGAGAGACAGAGCCGCGCCGGCGACGTTGACGCAAGTATGCACCAGAGGAACCGGAACCCCGGGATTTCCATGCAACTGGCTGAAAGTAAAGGAAACAGTAGCCATTGGTCAGCCCTCCTTTAGGACGGATCAGGAGAGTGGGTGAGGCACACGATTGTGCCGAAGTCGACCGAGTTGAAGACGGTTTTCTTCAAACCACCTATGAGCGCCGCACTGACACCAAGCTGGTTCTCGTAGTCAAACATTTCCTCGACCCACTTCATTTGACTGTCCTTGTCGCGCCTGCCGGTGGCAAAACACGCCGCCTGAGCGCCGCAGAAGACATTCATCTTGACGGAGCCGTTCGTGCTCATCGCGCCGTTGGCCGTGGTCAGGGCCGGGATGCGAGTGCTTTCGTGCAGGATCACGCCGTTGTACTCGCCAAGAGCCCCGTTGTAGATCGGGTTGTTCTTCACATCGCCGCCCTCGGCACGGGCGCGCATGATGTCGAACCATGTGATGCTCGTGGTGTTGAGGGCCGCGCTGCGGAGTTGCCGCACCGAGTTGGGGTGCAGGAACATCACGTACTTCGACATTCCATCGACCTTGATAGGCCGAATGAGTGGCGTTGCCGTCTTGGCGATGTTGACCAGCTTGTCGATGGCGCCAAGGCCGTTGTGGAAGGAAATGCCCTTCGCCGATGCCGAATTGGATGTCGTGGCAGTGAACGAGGCTGTCGTGGAGGTAGACCCGGAACCGTAGATGATGCGGGTATTGCCTGCCGCGCTCGTCGGCACCGTCGGGGTGTTGTTCCCGTCATAGCCTGCAAGCGCCTGGACGTTGCCCGTGATCTGGTTGAAGAACCATGTGTCGAGGCGTGCCGCGAACCAGTCGCGGAGCCCGTCCTTGGCTTCCTCGCGCACCGAGAACGGGATGCGCTGTTCGGACATTTCACCGCCCGAGCGGACCGCATGGCGGAGCTGGTCGATGAGGATGCTGTCCTGATAGGTGGTCAGCGCCTCTTCGTTGCCCTCCAGCGTGCCGTCGCCGGTAATGCCGTCGCCGGTAAGCTGCATACGGAGACCGTATTTTATCTGGTCGCCGGCGGATTTGTTGAGTTCATCCTTGACGTAGATCAAGGAATCCTTGGATGAGCCCATGAAGCGCGAAACATAGGTCTCTTTCAGCGCCTCTCGCATGAGCTTTTTTCCCCAAATCTTTACAGATTGGGGATGGTTGACGGGAAAATTCGTAGTTGCCATTTTTGGGCATCCTCGCGGTTAAAGGGGTTGAACATTCGGTTCCGTAACGCGGGAGCCTAGCGATCAACACCTCTGACGCGGGTGAGCCACGAACGATGCTAATGTGGTGCATCGAACCCTTGCCATGGTATCGCCCATGGCGAAGCGGTATTCGGCTACCACATTACGCCCGCGCCTGCTTCTGCGCAAGTTTATTGTCAAAGCGCTTGTTGGCCTTGGCTTTCTGGATGTTGATCCAGTGCTTTGTCACGATGTCGTCGACCACTTCCGAGCGGGAAACCTCGCGGTTGGCCTTGGCGGACCGGTGCTTGGCGACATTATCTATGAATGAGACAACATCGTCCCGGAGGAACAGGGGGATAGCCTTCACCCGAGCCTCCCCAGTTTCCGCGCCTTTTCCCACGCCTGGTCGAACTCGTCGCCGTCCAGATCGGCCAGCTTCTGCAACGTCAACTCGTCGTCGCCCGCCACCTTGGACGGGGTGAGGGACTTGGCGTGCTGCTGGCCCTGTTGCAGGCGCGCGAGCTTGTTTTCGTCCGCCGCCGTCTTCCAGCCCTTTGCCTTGGCGTAATTATAGACCGCCTCGGCAGGATCGCGGCCCTTGGACATGGCATAGGCTATGGCCTGGCCTTCCTCGTACTGGATGCGGTAGTTCCGCTCGCCGGGGTCGTCCACGCCAAGCGCCTGCAATTCGGCATCCCGAGCCTGAACCGCAAAATCATAGGCCTTGTTGAAGTCGGTGGCCGTCTTGGAATAGTTCTTCACACTCTCGGCGTACTGGCTCAGAACGTGGTGCGTCTGGGCCTGCCGCTGCTCGTTTTGCGCCCGCTCCTGCTGCGTGCCCGTCAACTGCTGGATCTGGCGCATGGCAAGATCAAGCTGGGCCTTGGTATGGCCGAGCGGGTCTTGGTCATAATCCGGGATTTGAACTTCCGGCTGTCCAGACTTTGCCTCGCCGTTCGGCTGTCCACCGGCAATGAGCTTCTGGAACATCTGCTCATAGCGATCGGCGCGTTCCTTTGCCTCGCGGGCCTGCTGCCGGGCCTCGTGCATCGCCTGTTGCGGCACGAATCCTGGCGGTGGCTTGGTCGGCGCGGCCTTTTGAGCCGCTGGCGCTACCTCGGCCTCCGCTTCCGGCTCAGGGTCGGCCTCCGCTTCCGCTTCCGGCTCTTCCGCCTCCGGTTCAATGCTCTCCGCGCCCTCGCCGGGACCGCTGTCCAGTTCCGCTTGTTCTTCCGGCGTAAAGCCCAAATTGTTCACTTTTTCCGCAACGATAGCCATAAAACCTCCCTATGAGTTGAGCAGGATGACAATCAGCGCCTCTTCTTCCCGTTTGCGGCGCCTCGCAATGATCTCCGCCTCGGCCTGCTCCGCGGCGAAATCAGCATCGTACTCCGCAAGGGCGGTCACGATCCCCTGCAACACCTCGATATTCCGGCGCAGCGCCTCGAAATCGACGCTCGCCGCTGCCGGCAGTTTCTTCGTGCCCTTGGCGCGAAGCCTGAAGGCCTCCGGGAGAAGTCCGGCCTGCGCCTCCAGCGGTATTTCCTTGCGCGCCTCGACATAGAGCGCCTTGACTTGCTCGATGCTTGGAAGCTCTTTCTTCTCCTTCCACCCGGGCGGCAGATAGAACCGCTGCGGCGGCCAGTTCGCGCGACGGGAAGCACCGTGCTTGCGAAATTCGTCCACAACTGCGGCTTGGGGAGCAGCCGCACCGCTGCCTAGCCCGCCCGTCATCACAAAAAGCAGCGAGCTGCCGGGCCCGATGCCTTCGGTAATGAGTGCCGCAACCGTCATTTACGAGGCTCTCGTGATCGCAGTCGGGGTAACCGCATCGTTGAGCGTGTAAGTCCCTGCCGTCGTGGCCCCGTCCAGCTTCTTCGCCGTGAGCGTCGTGCCCGCAACGGCCTTTTCGGCAAGTAGCGCGCGGATCTCGAACCATATCTGCGCGGGGGTTGGCGCCGCCGCGAGCGCGGCATAGCTTTCCGTCATAGCCACCGTATTTGCCGCCGCGGTAACATCCGTCTTGGCCTGCGCCGCGAGCGAGCCGATTGAGCCGGTGACATTGCCTCCGACATTACCCGTCACGGAACCAACGGCGCCCGTAACAGAGCCAACCGACCCGGAAAGATTGCCGGTGATATTGCCGGTAATGTTCATCGTCTGGTCAGGCAGATCGATATTCGTCAACCCCGCGCCGGCAACGCCGATCCGCGCGAAGCTATCGCCCGTCTGCGGCGTGTTTCCCGTATAGGCGTTGATCGTCAATCCCGTTCCAAGCGCTACGCCGTTCATCACGGACTTGCCGACACTGGCCGCTACCGTGAAGTCGCCTGCCGTCGTGTCGGTCCAGATCGCGGTTGCCAGCTCAGCGCCGAAGTCCGCCGCCGTCGCTGCGGCGGTAATCACATTGGCCGCGAGACCATTGACGGTCGTCACATTGGTCGCCGTCGTGACCGTGCCCGCCGTTATGTTCGTCGTGCTCGCGAGCGTTGCCGTAGTCGGAAACGTAATCGTGCCGCCGTTGACAACGGGGTTTGTCTTGATCGTATCTACGTCTACCTTTTGCGTCACCGCAATCGTCGTGCCGGTCAGAGCAAGCGATGTCGTCGGACTGCCGACGTTCGCCCAGTCCACCCCGGCTTCGCCGCCTGCCGACACATCGAGGGTCCGAGCCGCTGTCGTCGGCATAACCGCAGAACGCGCCTCGATTGAGAATGACCCAACCGTCTCACCCACAACCGAGACGCCGCCGACCGTGCCTGTCGTGATGACCAGATCTACATTCGTGGCAGTCGCAAAGCCGTTGCCGCTCGTAGCCACCACGCGGATATTGTGCAGTCCCGTGCGCCCGTCGAAATCCACCGTGAGCGTGATCCCGGCCGTTATTTCCGTCGTGCCGTTGCCGACATAGGCCGAGATGACAGGAGACCCGGCAAGCGTCGTCGGCGCGCCCGTCGTGAATGAGCGAGAAGTGAATTTGATGTCGACGGTCTCGCCAAGCCGGATGTCACCGCGGTACATTACGCTTCCCGCGCTTTCTTCACGGTATCATCCTGCGATACCGCGCAAATGCCGCCGCCTGGGCCAGCAAGCCCGCCACGCCCGGCAAGCCCGCCAGTGCCCGCCAGATGCACCGACAGACCAGCCGCAGCCCCGCCAGCGTCGCTTTGGAGCAAAAGATTGCCGCTCCCGTCTTCGAGGACGAGAACGCCGCCGCCCGACTGGAGCGTGTAATAGCTCGCCATTAGGAGACGCCGCCGAACAGCGTCACGGTGTCGCCAACGCCCTTGGTGCGCCCAACCTTCGCAGCTTCCGCAATCGCCGCATCCTTTATCGTTTGATTGATCGTGGCCGGGACCATCGCAACCGTGTCCGTCGTGTCGATCTTAAGCGACCACCCGATGTAGAACCCGCTCCCGCTCTCGACAGCGCCGCCGCTTATTTCCAGTGTGCCGTTCTTGCCGCCATTGCCGAAGGAGAGGACATTGACCAGAAAATTCGCCATCGCTAACTCCACTGCCCGACGCTGACGACGCCTGTTGCGCCAACACGGTAAATCTCGAAATACGATCCGATGCCGAGAACGGCAGGCGCCGCCGTCAGCAGCGTAATCGACGGTATGATCGTCCCAGCGCCGCTTACCTCGAACGATCCGCGCCCGCTCAATTCCAGCACCGTCGCAGTGTTCGCCGTCACGACCGGCGCCGACGAAAGCGTCGAGGCCGTCACCGTGAACGACCCCGCCACGGTTCTGTTCGCCGTCGTGCCGTTGTTGTCCCAGCCCCAATAATGCGACAGGCACTTCCCGGTTGTCGCCGTGCCGCCGCCCTTCGGCGAAACGGAACAATTCCCGTTCGTGCTGCTCATCGACGAAAGACGGAACAGGCAATTGAAGAAGTAGACGCCCGTTTCCAGCGTCAGCGTCCCGTTTGTAGGAGATGCGAACAGCTTCTGCCGCGCTGTCGTGCTGGTGAGCGTGTTCGTCGCATCGGCGCGGATATAATGCTTGAGCGGGATTACCCCCCTGTTCCCCGCATCGGTGCATCCGTAAATGCAATTGGTATCGACCTCGATCGCACCGTCTTCCGCTGTCGTAAGCAATGTCCCGGATGTGAACTTCGGCCATGTGTTCGCCGAGGAAGTCCCTGCCGCGAACACCGGCGCCGTCCAGATGAAGGTTTTCACCTCCGTTGCCGTGGCGAACGTGTTCACCCCGGCCGCGCTCACGTCGTTGATGGCGAAGAGGTCGCCTGCCGCGAGCGTTACCACGTCCGTCAGCGATGTGATCTTCTTGTTCGCCATCTATGACCACTGCCCGACGCTCGCGACCGACGTGCTGCCAATCCTCCAATAGGCGATGTAGGTTCCAATATTGATGCTTGCCGCCGCCGCCGTGGACAGAATGACTGTCGGCACGATGTTGCCTGCACCGCTGATCTCGAACGATCCGCTGATCGACGCGCCCATCCCCGTCCCTGTCGCCGCCGTCACAAGCGACACGGCTGCCGCCGTCTGGCTGGTTACCGCGAACGATCCCGTCTGCGTCGCCGCCGTCGTTGGCGCCGTCGCGTCGATGCCCCAAGCATGCCACAAGAACGCCGCCGATGTGGCCGTGGTCGATGTGGTGGTCCCAACCGGCGAGAACCGCACATTGCCGGACGTGCCGGACATGCTCGTGATGTAAAGCTGCGCCTCGAAGCGGTAGCACCCCGTTTCGAGGGCGAGCTTACCGGCGCTCGGGCTATCGAATATCTTCTGTTCTGCCGTCGAGTTGGTCAGATTGCGCGCCGCATCCGCACGAATGAAGTGCATGACCGGGATCACGCCGCGATTGCCCGCGTCCGTGCAGCCGTACAGACAATCGGCGTCCATTTCGATGGCGCCGTCTTCCGCTGTCGTCAACAGCGTGCCGACCGTCAGCTTAGGCCAGCTATTCGCGCTTGCGGAGCCTGCCGCGAACACCGGCGCATTGCATGCAAAGGTCTGTATCTCCGTGGACGTGCAATACGTGTCCGTCGTGCTCGCGCTCACATCGGCAATCGGGAAACGGTCCCCCGCCGCAAGCGTCGTCACATCGGTCGGCAACGCGCTGATTTTAGTGTCAGCCATTTGCGGACACCAGTTCGCGAGAGGTTTTCCAAATCAGCCATTTCGTGCGCTTGGCGTCCAAATGCCGCGACATATCCGGCATCAGCCCATCGCCATGCACTTTCACGCGGCACCCGAGGTTATGGAATTGAAGATGGTATTTCTTGAAATCGTCCGCCTGGACAACCATCCATGGCGATGCCGTGTACATCTTGCCATCGAAGCGGATTTCCATCGCGTCAGGCTCGACGCTGTGAGAGTTGACATAGGCATGGTCGGCCCCACCCTTCGGATAGGAGCTATCCACGCCGTACAAGTGGAACTCGCGATAGCCCAGCAAATGCCCGATGTTGATGGCGCGAAGGCAAACGGTGTTGCCGAAGCCGCCCACCGAGGTAGGGATGACAGGCCACTCCTGTATCATCGCGTGATATTTTTCGCCGATGGCTTCCGGTATCTCGGCATGGAACATAAACACGTGCGGCTTTGTCAGCTTTGCCATTGCCTTTGGGTGAAGCATGACCGCCGTGAGGTATGTTGTCTCTTCGCCGGCATCGTCCTCGATGTAGTCCGCGACGATCTCCTGCGGGTCCAGAAACAGCGCGTAGTCAGGCACGATACCGTGCTTGCGCAACAGCAAATTCGCGCCATTGCACGCGACAACCGCAGCACCATTCCTCTGCCTGCGCTCGATATCACCAAGACGCGACAGTACAGACGGCCCGCCGCCGACGATGACGAAAGCCCCGTCGTGCTCATTCACCACCGGCAACGCCGGAAGCCGCAACTGCGCATTCGAGGCCATGTTCTCAATGGCCATCGCGCGCATTTGCTCAATGCTAAGCTTTTCCGCCTGATTGTTTTTCGTGCCGGCCATTATTCATCCTCGATCATCGCGCCGATCATGTCGCCCTTGGCATCACGCTCAATTGTCGCCCGCTTCCTCTTCTTCTTTACCTGTCCATCGTCGCCAATATCGTCGCCTTCCTTCGCAGCGCGTTCCGCCCGGATGGCGTCCGTCTTGAACTTCGTCTCCGTCTCGAACTTCCGATGCCCCATCTCCATCTCGGCGGATGTCTTCTCACCCTGCAACGTCAGATCAGCTTCAGCCTTCTCGCGGTCCAGCATCAGTTCCGCATTCGCACGCTCGCGCTCCAGTTGCAATTCGGCCTCGGCCTTTTGCCGCTCAAGCACAAGCTTCTGTTGCGCAAGCCGGAACTCGTTCTCGATCTTCTGTTGTGCCAACGCGAACTCGTCCTCGGTCTTCTTCTGCGCTAGCACCGTCTGCGATTGCAGCTTGACCGCCTCGATCTCGCGATTGTCCTTCAGCTTCTTGTTTTCCTCGGAAAGGGCCTGCATTTCCTGGCCCATCTTCTTCATCTGTTCCTGCGCCACCTTCGGATCGCCCGCAGCCTTGCTGGCCTCGATCAATTCCTTCCACTTGGCCGCCAAACTCGACGGAATCGGCGCGTAATCCAGCAATTCAGGCGGCATCGGCACGCCGATTTTCGCCAGCGCCGGCATCAATTCCACCAGCGCGCCGAAGGTCTTTTCCTTCATGTTCGGGCTGTTTGGGCTCTCATCGACAACAACATCGTATTCCGCAAGCCCTGGCTGATGCACGAGCGGGACATACTGCTCTCCGCCCTGCCCGACGATGCGAACAAGCCGCCCGTCGCTCAAATAGGTCGTTATGAAATGAAGCAGAACCCGGCCCTGCTCCTTGCGATAGCGCCGCAGAGCATCGAACAGCGGCGCAATGATCGTAATTCCGGCCTGCTTGCGCGTCGTCTCCAGCACGCCAGCCTGCTCCCGGTTCGCCATGCCCAACAATTCAAGATTGACGCCCGTCACCTCGTGAACGCTGTCCAGGAAGTAGGCTATCAGCCTGTCAAGCCCGGCCGGCAAACTCACCTGCGGCTTGGGCTGTATCTTCCCGCCAGCAAGAGCCCCCGGGCGCATGAAAACGATCGCATCCGGCTGCGCCCAGTTCATCTCAGCCTTGGCCTGGTCATCAAAGGCGTCCTTCTCCGCCATGATGCCGCCCTTGCTGTTCTTCACGATGATGTCCATCACCAGCGACAGGAACTTGTTCCCGTACTTCTGCGGGTCCATCATCGCCGCAACCAGCCCGTACCAGCTATTCTTGTTCCGGTCCCGCTTGTACGTCGTGCACTTGAACGTCGGCCCCTTATCGTAAGGGCAATCCTTCTCCTCCAGCAGTTCCCCGCCCGCAACAAACGCCTCGCGCCAGCGGATGCTCTGCTGCTTCATGTACGGGATGCCCTCAAGATCGAGCCGCGGCTTCAGCTTCTTGAACTTCTCCGCGTCCAGCGTCTCAGCGCTCTTCCCGATCCGGTATACCGGCACCCGCTCAAGCCACTGAACATGCGCTACCAGGATCGTAGACCCCTTCTCGCGTCCGCTCCGTGACTGCTGATTCTTGTAAGCGTCCTGCGGGTAGACATGGCCCCGCGTCCCGTCGCCATCCTCGTCGTTGTCCACATCCTCCCACGGCATCGCAGCCGTATCCACGTCCGCATCAGGCCAGCGAGCCTCGAACTCGTCCCGCTCATACCGCACCATCCGCATGACCCACTTCGCATCGGACAGGTTCCGCTTCCGCGCACTCGGGTCCCAGTACATCTCGAACGGGTCAACCCGGTCGATCAGGATCATGCCTTCCGGGTTCTTCTCGTAATCGAGGTGTGTCTCCGTCCAGCCCATGCCGCACGTCGTCACATCCTCGAACATGTCGCTTTCTTCGTCCTCGGCGTCACAACAGTCCCGCGCCCAGTCCGCCGCGCCCGTCAATACCTCGTTGACCTGAACGTCGCCCTGCTCGCGCGGAATGAACCGCGTCTCCTGCCGATTGTTAACCTGTGTCCCCAATATCGCGTTGACCGTCCGCGCTACACGATTGATGACGACCGGGATGCGGCGCTGCTCCGACATCTTGGCAACATCGTCCTCATCCCACTGCTTATTCGCTACGAGGTCGTACCACTTCGGCGCTTCCGCCCGCCATTCGGACGACGCGCTCTTGCCCCGCTTGTAGAACCGGTGCGCCATCCGCACCACGTCGTCCATCGCCTCGTCGTCGTCAATGTCACGCGCCATTATGCCGGTAACTCCTGAAACGGTCGTTTCAAAACGATCACCCGGCCATCGCTACGCCGGCACGCCATCAATTTCCCATAACTGAACCGCTCACACGCCACAAAACCGTGCTCCTCGACCGCGCGCTCACACTCTGGGTCAGGCGGGCCGTCATGCACCCATGGCGGAACGTAACCGTCATCGATCATGCCGCCCACCCGCTCGATTGCCGACGCCCCTCGCCCGCGTACCGGTCCCGCCGCTTCACCCGCGTGTCGCCCGCGTCAACGTACGCCATCGCACCGGTCCGGAAAGCGTCCGCGCCATGCGAGGCCCAATTGTGCAGCGGTCTCACGGAAAATACCCGCCCCTTCTCGTCCCATTCCTTCTGATACGACCGCAGCGCCTCAATCCCCATAGCGCAACCGTGACGATCAAACCAGCACCGAGGCAGAACCTGCCTAACCCGCGTAACCCCAACCTGTATGTCATGCGGCCTCTGCACCTCCACCGTGAACCCCAAGTCCCCGAACATGTCGCTCAACTTGCGCCCGCCAGATGCGAGCGTCTTGTGCCCGCCATCATGCGGCCAGATGTGACGGCCGTAGACGTACCGCTTGGTCTCCCGCTTCTCCTGAAGCATCCGCGCCAGATGGTCCAGATCGGCCCCGTTGACCTCGTAATAGTCGACGACGTGAATGGCGTTGAAGCTGTGCTGGACGAACCATACCGCTGTCGCGTCCGAGTGCCCCAAGTCCCACCATGTATCGACCTTGAGCGCGGCATCGTGTGAGACACGTGTGATCTTGTCGTTATCCTCAAGCTCGCTCATCAATCGCCCGTAATACGATCCGACCACGGCGACATTGAAGTCGCACATGTACTCTTGGCGGAAGCGGCTTTCCCCGTCATCCCGCCCGAATTCGCGCTGGTATTCCTTCAGCTCGGTATCAAGCTGGGCCTTGGAAAAGACCGATGTCTTCGACGCGGGCGAGCTGTCCGCGAACCATGCCGGATCGTCCTTTGCCGCCTCGTACAGCGTCGCTCCGTGATTCCGCCCGCGCGGCGTGTAGATGAAAAGCGACCAGCCGCCGTTTTCCGCCAAGATCGGGCGGAGATAAGCCCAGCTCGCCGGATTGGCTAGCGCCCACTCGCTGAACACAAGCCCGACAGGCGGCGAGCCGACAAGGCTGTTGTAGTTATCGCTTCCCACCACCTGCCACGTCGCACCGTTCTTAAGCCTGATGCTCATCTCGTTGTTTCGCACGCCGGCGCGGATAGCGTCCGGGAACGCCTCATCAATGCGGCGCTTGGCGGTGTGCGGATTTACTGCGTCCCAGATTGCCTTGCGGGCTTGAGCTGCTTCCGGCAGCAAATGCCAATAGTTGCCAACCCGCTGCATCGCCGAACATGCTGCGTGGTGAAGCGCAACATCATCCTTGCCCCAGCGGCGATGCGCGACTTGTACCGCGCGTTTTCCGCCGCGCTCGAGATAATCCCAGAGCGGGCGCTGATATGCTCGCGGCGTCCAGTTGTTCGGCAGGATTACCCGCGCCACCGGTCACTCGCTGGTCTGGTCTGCGATGCGTCGGGAATTGCCGTCGATCACGTCGCCGGCCTCAATCTCGGCAAAGCGGCGAATCTCAACGGTCACGGATCCGGTGTGCTCGTGTTCCTGACGGTCGCCATACACTTTCGGAACCATTTTCGACGCGTGCCATTTGTAGCCATCCATCGCAACACGTCCAACATCCGGCTCGATTTCGCCTCGGAAAACAGCGTTCGATATGTGTTTCACGTCGTCCGCCGATGTGTGACCAGATTCTTCGCGTGCGCGCGCGTATTGCTGCACAAAGTCAGGCTGTTTTAGCAGCCAATTGTAAATAGATCGTTGGCAAGGCATTCCCTTATCTTTTGTGATTTCTCTGACACTTTCGCCTGCCATGATGCGGTGGCAGACTTCAGCGGCGATTTCCGGAGTGTACATCGACGGGTGCGGCACGATTTTTGCCTTGCGGTACGTTGCGCTGGGGACGTTAGGCCGTTTTTGGCTTGGCTGCAACGGTGGGATTTCACAGGCTTGGGCTGTGGAATGTCTGGCGGTTTGTGCTGCTCTTGTTTTGTTGGTGCCGCGCGCGAGGGCTTTCACGTTGCCGATCGCTTGTCAATAGGGTAGTTTTTGCATTGATTTTACGAGTTAACTAATTTAACGGGTTTGAATTGTGGAATTATTTGAGAATGAAAACACCCCACAATGCTCTTTGTACGTCATCGGGTGGCGTGAGCGTGGGCCGGTTAAATTTGGCGTCGCCATTGATCCCGTTGCACGCCTTGCCGGGCTGCAAACCGGCAACCCGTACAGGCTGCGCATTTACCGCGCATGGTGGCTCCCGTCACAGGATGACGCATTGCGGGCCGAAACAATGTGCCTTGAACGTTTTTCCGGGGTGTCTCTCGTGGGAGAATGGGCTCAGGTCACAAAACGACAAGCCATTGATGCCGCTGCAAAAATAATTCTTGAGCGCGGATTGCCGGTGCTGACATGGGCACCCACGCCAGAACAGCTCGCGGCACGAGCTAAGATAGATAAGAGGGTTGCGTCAGCGGCGGGGGCGGACGCGCTCGCTGAAATGCGGCATTGGCGCAAAAACTAGCGCAACTTTATAGATGCCTTTTTCCGTTTTCCGCTAAACCTCGTCTTTTGAATTATTAAACTCGGCTGAGATCATCTTTGCGTAAACATACCTATCTTCTGCGATCCGGCGCTTAGAAAGCATTTTTTTAATGCGGCGCTTTAGACTTGGCCCCAGTTCTCCTAATTCTTCCTCGTCCCATTCCACCGCACCTATGCTGAGTTTATTGCGGGCGTAGATGGCGCTCGCCACATATTCGACTCGCTCAAAAATTGTCTCAAAAATGTTCGCACCAAGTATAGAATTGCATTCCGTGCATGCAAAAACGTACTCCAATTCCCCAAAATGCCTTTTGAAATTTAGCGTTCGGTACGAGTGCGGCAAAACGTGATCCCGATGATCTCCAAAAGAACCGCAATAGAAACAGATTTCCCGAAAGCGTTTGTTCCATCTGCGGCGGCAATCAATTTGGCAAAAAACTTGCCACTGCCTATTTTCGATAAATTGCCCGCCGCACTCCCGGCATTTTATCCTTCTCCCGACTAACCCCATAGAATGCGCCCTTTCCAAGGTGGACGCATTTATCTATCACGATGCGTGATCCCTATCAACTGCCCGCCTAGACCCCGATCAAACCCCGTTTTGGTGCCATTCACGGCTAGTTTGTACGGCGCCGGCGGCTTTGATCGCGGCCTTGGCCAAGCGCAGGCACAATTCCCGCCTCCCTCGATCGGCCGGCGCCGGGCGCCCGAGATACGGCTCCAGCTCGTCGTTGATGGCCTGGGCCGCAGCCAACACCCTCGCGTCGCTCATCCCACGCCTCCCGATTGGATCCGCCGCGACAGAGCGGCCTGGCGCTCGCCGGCAAGGTCGCGCTCGCGCTGCTGCAATTCCGGCGTCATCACCAGCGGCGGGCGGGCCAATATCTCCGCCTTGAGCGCGGCGACGTAGCCCGGCGTTCCCGGCTCAGGCTTGACCGCGCCGGCGTACTTTGCCCGTGTCCGCTCGATCAGATCGTTGACGTGCTGTTGCCGCAGTTGCTCGCGGAATCCGTCCTCGCTCATTGCCCGCCCTCGCGCTTGCGCTGCCACGGGTCCGCCGCCGGATCGTAATTCGGGTCCTTCACCTTGCGCGCGAGCTCGATCAGCCGTCCTGGCTTTGGAAAATGCTCCGCGTCCGCCTCCCGGCGGTACTGTCGGCAAGCCTCCAATACAGCATGCGCCGTGAACTCGTTCAGGTCCTCAAAATATATCCTCCCCAACGCCTTAGCCTGGATCGCGCTTAATGGCGCGCGATGGTAAATCAATGACATGTCCGCGAGGATCGCTGCGAGTTCGCCCCTCGAAATCAGGGGTGTCCCCCATCTCGTAACCCGCGAAGTCTGCGAGGCCGGCGATGAAGTTGTCGTGAGCGGTAGCTTTGTGTCGTCCATTTCCGTTCCCTCCTGACTTTGCCGCGTAGACATTAGCCCACGAATTAATAATTGCTTGCTCGAACATGTCTTTCGGGTCTTCCCCGGCGTTTCTCAGCTTGGAAACCCTCCCCAGCATGAGCTTGATTGCCGCCGAGGTCATCGGCTTGCGGATCGACTTCCGCATCTCAACGAATGAAACCCATGCTTCCAAGGGCCACCAATCTGGGAATGAAATTATGGGCTCAATCTCAACAGCGCGCCTCGCGCGCGTCCCTTTCTTTTCAACAGGTGGATTGGGATTGGGATTGGGATTAGGAGTTGCCTCCTGTTTGGAGACTGTCTTTAAACCGTCTGCACCCCTATTCTTTCTTTTCAATGCACTAGCCTTGCCTCGTGCGGTGGCATTCTCCGCATAACGTGCGCACGATTCACGCTCATCTAGTAATCGCATCTGGCGGTAGAACCCGTCTCCAGATAGTTGAAAAAAACCAATGATTCTAGGCTTGAGCCTATGCCAGTTCTTCGGATCACCAACGCATCTCCCCAGGAAAACGTCGTCAGCAGGCAGGGCGCAATCCTTGCGCCGCCACGCCACGATAAGAAGCCGCATATATGCGCCGAACTCGGCTGGCGTAAGGTGAAACGTGTCGCCAATTAGGGCGTCCGTCCAAAGCGGAAGCTTGGGGAACTCAGCCATTCGCAGCCGATCTACGATTGATTTTGTTCCAACATACGCCGCAGAAATATCGGAACATCCTGTTGTGAGAATATGGCTTCGCGGCCCGAGCTATTTCAGCCGCTTCGGCAACCTCATCAAACCCAAGGTCGTCAAGAAACCTCTTTATACTTAAGAAATCTCGCCTATGGATTGGACTTTCGTCGCGTAAAGCGCGGGTAATCTCAAAAGCCTCAGCTTCGATACGCGCACGGCGCGCGGCCAGAATTTCTTGATAGCTATGCAACTGCGCTTCTTTCTCGGCAATGATCGCCGCCCGATCTGCCAAAGGCATCGAAGCGATGTTGATATCAGCCGCACATTTCCCGCGGTTGCAATCAAAGCAAGATGTTACGAGATTTTCTTCCACGTTCCCGCCTCCATTTTTTACAGCGGTAATGTGGTCGCATTCTAAAACCACCGCCGGTGGCGTTCGCCCGCAATACTGACAGGTGAATGCATCGCGCTTAAACACGTCGAAGCGTTGCTTTTTTGATAGTTGTGTCCTGGCCATGGCGAAACCTCGCTGCAAGAGGGATGCCGGTCGGGCCTGGTTGCAGCCCACAACCCGACCCGGCATTTACGCTCGCGGGCCTCCGTCGAGGTGATCCGCGCGCGATTATGGCATGGAACGCGCGGAAATCATAGGTATTTGTGCCGGATCAACCGCACTGGCGGCGCCACGACAGGAGACGACGGCTTGTAACTCACATTCCAAACCTGGACGGCCTGGACATATTCTTCGTCTCGGGCGCCGCAAGAAATAAGATCGAGCCGGTGCCGGATCGCGTCCACATCGGCGCAAAAGCTTGGGTCAGATACGCACAATCTGCCAACACGACGGCAATTTACGATGACCGTAGAATGGTCCCGGTTAAGTCGGCGACCGACCGCCGCCGTTGTCATGCCGGTAAACTCCCTCGCCATCACCATCAGGATCATTCGCGGCCAAGCGATTGACCGCCGCCGCGTGTCGCCTAGCAGCGCGGTCTTGCTGATGCCGAAATGGTCCAGCACGGCCTTCTGGCACTCCGCGAACGTCACTCTGCGCATGGCTTGAACACCATCGCTATGTGCCGGGACAGCGGCTTCGGAATTTTGGCAATCATGGCGGATGCGGCCTTGCGGGCGTGTGAGCCGCTGGAGCTTGTGCACGACGGCGAATTGGGATCGTGCCACCAGTTGCCGCCAACCTTGGTTCCGCCCTCATGCTCTGCCGGGTTGGTCAAATGGCCCTTCGTGCGGGGCGGAATGCCCTTGATGCCGCTGTGCTCCAATCGGAACCGCTGCTCAGCCGTGGAGGTGAATGCCTTAGCCTTGTAGCCGGGCTCGCCGAATTTCGACCAATTAATACCCCCAACCGTGGTATGGTTTCCAGCCGGCATCAGCGCCGGAACATCGCCCCACAGGTAAAAGCTCCCATAGTTGAACCTCGCGCGCCCGACCCATTTCTGCGCGCCGCGGACGTTTTCCACGACCATCGGAATGTGCCGCCCAGCCGCTTCGCACGCCTCGCGCTGGATGCGAAAGCATGCATCGAATAGCGCGGTTAGGCGCTTCGGATCGTCGCGCCCTTCAAGCAAGTCGCGCTCCTTCGCCTTCGCCTTCGACCACGGCATAGCCATATATGAAAACTCCTGACAGGGCGGCGAAGCGACAATCAACGCCGCATCGCGGAATTGCGAACCATGCAGCGTAGTCACGTCCTGCAACACCAACTGCGCCGGATACTTCGCATCGCCGTATTGATGCCGCTCGATGTCGAACCCAACCACGTAATAACCCTCCGCAAGTAACCCTTCCGTCCAGCCCCCGAGGCCGCAGAACAGATCAATCCCCAGCGGCTGCATTCGCCACCTTCCTTGCCGGCGCGAACACGATCCGCGCATGGTCGAGGCAGTAAGACCGGCCTGGCACAGCCTTTTCGATACAGCACGCCCAACTCGGCGTTGCGGGGTCTCCATGGATGAACCGGCAGTGCCCGCGCGGCGAAAAATCGCCAATCGCAAATGGCAATACGACACGCTCTACCTCCGGAGGCGTTGGCGGCTTAACTGTCGTCTAGATGCGCTTGCGGCCTTTGGCGCTCGCGGCCAGGCACTCCGGCTCCTGCCGCCCGCGCTCGCCCCGCACCGCACCCATCCGGTGCAGCTTGCCGATGATGCTGTTGCGGGACGGCCCGTTCAGCTCGCGCGTGATCCACCCGGCGGACTTGCCGATCTCCCACCATGCGCGGATCGTGTCGCAGATTTCCGGCGTCCAGTTGAAAAAGCTCATTTCTTCCCCCTCGGCAACACCGGCTCGCCAGGCTTGTTCCATTTCAT